CCAACCAATCCAACCTGAAAAGACCGCAGCCACTTTTTAGCGATTGCCTCACAAAAAGAGCTACGTCAATAATTACCCAAAAAACGCATACAACTGATTTAACGTATTTTCATCGGTTGTATCGTTAAAAATATGCTTGATTGCTGCACTAATTAAAGCTTTGTAACAGCTTTCAAACTCTGCTTGCTCCATATTCCCATAACTCAAGGATTGCGCCTCAATCCGCAAATCTCCTTTGATGTTGTATGTGGATTCGTAAAATCCTGCTAATACCGTTAAATGTTTACGGAATGTGTCAAATTGCTTGCGCTCATCAAAGTGTTCCCATTCTGTTTTATCTGCCGCCCAATGGTTAAAACAGAACTTAAAAAATGCAAAAACTTTACGGTGGAAAGCGGGATTGCGTGTACGGATGATTTCAATTTCATACTGCTCGCCATTTTTTAATGATTTCAATTCTTCTGATTCCAGCTCATCAAGTGGCGCAAGAACACCGCCTTGTAACTTAATCATCTGAATTTTTAACCGCCCTTCAGTTCGTTTCCCATGCGCTTTTTTAATATCATCAACACTACAAGCCATTGACCTATTTCTCCATTCGGATATACCCACCAACCTTTTTAACAAAATCAAGACTTACTGAACGTGTGACAAAATCTTCCATTGTTGGGTCAAAGACTACGACCATTTGTCCTTTGCTATTCCCTTTGATTTCTTTTCCTGTTACAGGGTTGATAAATGCAATTCGACCACCTGTAATATCAATCACTTCGTTTGCCACGCCTTGAATATGGTTTTGATACCACTGCGTAGATTTGTCGTTGTTGAGTAACATCACGACTAAATGACCATCATCGCATAACACCTTGGCGCGCTTAATAAATGGCGTTACGTTAGAGTACGGAGGATTGACAAAAATAGACGCTTTAGACAAACCGCCTTTAAATGCATAAAGATTAAAATTTAAAAAATCATCAGCTAATCCACCTTCACCGAAATAAAGCTTAACAAGTGCATTATCTCCATTAGCACAGCCATCAATATCAAAATCAAAGCGCTTGTTTAGCCAATTAAAAAAATACTTCGGCGTCTGCCATGTATCTTTATCAAATTGTTGTTCTGTCATTGCAATGCCCCTTTCATCATTGCCATCAAGCTATCGCGCGCCTTATCAGCCTTAGCTTTATCGTAAAAACTTGGTTTTGCTGGAATCATCTTTGGAATATCCTCAAAAGGAAAATTCGACCGCACTTTTTCTGCCGCTTCTGTGAGTAATTTTGGAATAGCTTTCAACGTGTCCTCTTCCGATTTTTTCTTGCACTTTTCGTACAGATTTTTAAGCAACCAAAATTCCACTTTTGAACGATATTGAAATTCATCCCGATTGAATCGGGCATAGCCTAAGAAAGTTTTATAACGTTGGTATAATTCCGCTTCGTTCGGTAAACCCAGTGCGTGATAGTCTTCACTGCACCAAGTAATGAATTGTCCTACACTCGGAAAAAATGGGCTTTCGGATTTTGCTGCCAAGTCCAGTCCTCGTTTTAGGGATTGAGGATTCACTACGCCCGCTTTGAATAATTCTTCGAGCCAAACTTGCTTTGTTTCGTTGTACTCAATCTCGCTGTCAAATGCTTGTTTCCATGCTGGAAAGATGGATTTCAATCGCACAAACATCCGGTCAATTAAGCGAACGGCGTTGCTGGGAATACTAGACTTTGTGACCGTACTTTTTGCTGGATCCATTGGAATTACGTTTTTCATCTCAACTCCTCCGGAATGAGTTCAGGATCGATATTTAATTTTCTGCCAACAGCCCAAGAACCGTCATCGGCAAAAGTGCTTGTTTTTCGGGTGTTTGTAGCCGTTGCTATGCTGTCACCGCGCCAATTCCAGCTCGCATTAAATCCGCGCCAATCTCTTTCAATGGCGATTGCGATTGCTTCCTCCAGCGTTATCCCAGCTTTGTCAGCTTCGCGCTTATACCCATTGAGCGCAGTTTCGGTGATGGTCGCTTTTTTGGATTTGCGGTGAGTGATGAAGATCGGCAAGCTGACCAACGATTCCGAATTCAGCAAGCAAATCGAGCGAATTTTTTTGCGTAGTTTTTTTATTTGTATTTTGTATAGTGTTTTTAATATTGTTTATTGTGTCACAGGTGACTTGTGAACTTTCTTCACAGGTGCTGTGAACTTTTTTCACAAGTGAACTTTTTTCACAGGTGACTTGTGAACTTTCTTCACAGGTGGTTTTTGAGTAAGAATTTACCGCATAAACGCCAGTGTTTCTTGCGCCATTTTGTTTAATTAACAAGCCATATTTAACAAGTGATTCACAGGCTTTAATCACTGCACTATTGCTTAGTCCAGTTGCTTTCATAAACTGACTGATTGAGATATTGTCGCTTTCTTTATTCCAGCCTTTGGTTTTTCTGATGACAACCAAGTAACACTTCAATTCCGCCCCGGTTAAATCAGGCAGTAGCTCATCAATAACAGCATTTGGCACCTGTAAAAAATTAGGAATAAATTTAGATTCGTTACTCATGCCACCGCCTTATTTAACATCGTGGATAATTTTGCCAATCCCTTTGCAGTTACTAATACTTGAGGGTAGATTTTTTCCGTGCCGTCAGGTTGTGTGACAGGGTGTGCTTTATGCTCTAAATAACCGCGCTGTAATTTGTCTTGATAAGCAATCCAAGCGGATCCAACAGTGCGCTTATAAATCCAACCATGAGCAAATAAAAATTGGGTGAATGCTCTTGGTTGCATTTGTAAGTGTTTTGCAGCATTAGTGAGATTCATTGCGCCTTCGGTTGCGGTTGCTAAACGATCAAACGCCTCCGCCTTTGGGGTAAGCTCGATCACCCTTTCGGAATACGTTGCAAGCGCGCCACGCAAGTAAACTGGGTCGTTTAATAGCATCATAGGATCAGTGGATTTCGCCACTTTTTCCATCTCAATAAAATATTGTCTGGCTTGTTTTCCTTTTTCGTTGCGCTCAACCATTGATAGTTCTTTTGCCATATCAATGGAAATGTGAACTTCTTTCTGAGGGCGACCCCCTACATGGTTTTTCTCATTTTTGAGTAAAACTACAAAGTCTTGATTTTCAACGAATTCATATTCTGAGATTCGTCTTTGGATCCAGTCTGAAAATCTCGTTGAGACTTCCAAGAATGAATGTAATTCTCTCGCATTTACCGTTTTAACTTCGGAATTGTTGATTTTGCTATTGCTAATCTGAATTAGATTTGCCATAATCACCTCGTTTAACACTTTATTAATTAGCCACGGTTGCCGCCGTGGTTTTTTATTACCGTTTATTTAGCGAGATCACGCACTCGATTGAGTGTTGTGTTGCTGCTAAATGCTTGTTTAATAATTTGCGGATCACGTCTTCTTCATCGGTTGTGATTTCGCCATCTGCCAGCGCTTTTTCTAACTCCTCAAACAACAATCCACGAGCGGACAGTTCACGCAGTTGTAAAGTTGAGATTTCTACTGAGTCCAATTCGCCTGCGACTGGTGCCGGTACAAAATGGCCGCCAGCACTTCGGCAAAGCTCCTCGATAAAATCAGTACAGCCATACTCAAGCTGCAATGCGATTAATTCTTCGTTTTTAAAACGTTGCCCTTTCGTCTGATAAAGACGATTGTTCAGCTCTGCCTCTGAAAATCCAAGAAACCCTGCAACCGCACTTTTGCCGCCCGGTATGTTCTCAATCATTTCCATAATAACTTTCTTCATTTCCATAATTTTTGCCTTATTTTTATGGTTTTATTTTGGGTAAAGGTTGGTAAATTAATCCCACAAATCAGGACGTAATTCGGATTTCTTGACTTTTCCAGCTGTAAGTTCTTCAATCTTTGCGCAACGTTCTGCAGGTACTTTTTCACGCCACTTGGAAACAGCCCAAGGGGTAAGATTGAAATGTCGAGCCATAGCCGAAATACCGCCCACGATTTCATAAGCTTTTTCGATTGGTAGCATTTTAACCTCTTTATTCTATTTAAAGTAGTGTAATTCTACTACTGAAAATAGAATTGAATCAACTATTTTAATTTTGTATCTTCTACCTTTAGTAGAATGAAGGAGTGTCTATGACAGATTTAGCAAGCCGACTTAATGAATTAATGGCTAAACAAGGCAAAAATATTGTGGATCTACAAAAAGCTATTGGCGTAACTTATGAAATGGCTAGACGTTACACTTTAGGCACTGCAACCCCGAGAGATAAGAAAATTGAAGCTATGGCGAAGTACTTTGGAGTTAGTCCCGCTCATTTGAAATACGGCACAGCCGATTCTTTAGAAAATCAACTAACTTCTAATGTGAAAGACGTTGGCTCATTCGACTTATGGGATCGCAATACCCCACTAAATAGCGATGAATATGCCGTTCCGTTTTATCAAGATATTAGGCTTGCTGCTGGAAACGGCTTTGCTGATGACATAATGGACTATAACAACTTCAAATTACGTTTTTCCAAAGCAACACTACGTAAACAAGGCGTACAGTACGAAAATGCGGTATGTGTAATTGCAGATGGAAATTCAATGGAGCCGGTTATTCCGGATGGAACAACGGTGGGAATTGATTTGGGCAATAAGACAATCCGAGACGGCAAGATTTACGCTATCAATCACGGCGGGCTATTGCGGATCAAACTGCTCTACAATATGCCAAACAATCAAATAAAAATCCGTAGCTATAACACTGACGAGTACGACGACGAGATAGCCGATCTCAACGAAGTATCTGTAATCGGTAAGGTGTTTTGGTACTCGGTGTTGTTGTAGCGGTGGAGCATAGGAGTTATTTGTAAGATAGCGACAATACAAGGAAATATAATGAATAAAACTAGAATTCATCGGAAAAGCGAAGAATGTTATTAAAATTCGCGTAGAAGATTTGTGACATCGTTAGGGTGTGGATTGGCGTTAGGTCTATTGTAAAATAAGGAATAAAAATGGAAAAGATAATACCTAAAACATATATCAAAGAGATTGAGATAAATAAATTCAGAGGATTAGATAATATTGTATTGCCAATTGCAGAACGAATTACAATAATATCAGGGAAAAATGCCACATCTAAATCTACAATTCTGGGGATTATTGCTCACACATTTAATTTTACAAAAAATTATGTTACTGGTAAGGATATTACAAATAAAACTATTTTCGGGAAGGGTTTTGTTTCTCTCTTTGGTGAGCATTTTAAATTATCAAAAACTTACGACCCACCTCATTCTATGGATTTACGCGGTACTGTATTTGATAAACATAGTCAAAAAGATATTAAATTTACACAGGAAATGGGAGATTATGATAAGCAAGATAGGCAGCGTGTTGTTGTAAGACATTATGATTCATCGTCACAAAAGTTAGACAGAAAAATAACTCATCCAGTAATTTATCTTGGGTTAAAAAGACTTTTCCCAATAGTGGAAAGAGAAAATAAAAAAATAAATTTTGATTATTTTTTAAATAAAGATAATAAAGATGAATTTATTAAGTTATCAAATAGAATTCTATTAAAAAATCATCAAAACTCTTCAACTAATATTACATCTACAGAATCTAAATTACTTACATCTACTGTTGCTCATGGAAATAATTATGATGATGAATCAGTATCTGTTGGAGAAGATAACATAGGGCAAATACTTCTAGCTTTATTATCATTCAAAAAGCTAAAAGAGGAGATCGGGGATGAGTATCAAGGAGGGATTCTGCTCATAGATGAAGTTGAAAGTAGTTTATTCCCAGCAGCTCAGCAAGAACTATTAAGCGTGCTTAATGAATTTGCTAGTAACTATGACATTCAGGTAGTTATGACTTCACATTCCCCTATTTTAATGAAGGGCGTGTTAAATCTTAATCAAAACAAAAATAGACTACTATACTTAACTAATTCATATGGGAAAATTGAGTTAACTAATTGGGGGTGGGCGGAAATAGAAGCTGATATCACTGGCGTTGTTCTTCCTAAAACTAAGGTTATTCCTAAAAAGATTGATTGTTATGTTGAAGATGAAGAAGCAAAGAATCTATTAAACACATTGCTAACTAGACAACCGATTAAGAAGCATTTGAAAATTGACTTTATTAAAGGTTTTGGCTGTTCTGAATATATAAGGTTAATAGAAAAAATGCCTCATATTAAAAATAATACCCTAATTGTTCTCGATGGAGATCTAAAGCCCAATAAAGATAACCTTGATAGGTTAACGATTGATTGCATTAAGCATCCAAACGCATTAACATTACCTAGTAATTTACCACCAGATCAATTATTGTTTTTAATTTTACATAATTTACCAGAAAGTGATAGTTATTGGCGAAATGAATATATGTTTACTAAGCCTGTCTTTAGCAAAGCCGCAAAGGAGATTTATGCTAAATTTCCAATACCCTCTAAAATATTAACTCATGAAGAGTTTGAGGGGATAATAGATAAATATAGAAAAGAACGGATTAAAAAAAATAAGCATGGAAAAAGAGTAAGGGATATTTTTAAAGATTTTTTCAAAGAACCTACTATTAATAATATTTGTAAGCAGCATAATCCTTTCAAATACTACTTTAATCAAAGTGATGGACAAGATTTAAAAGAAAAATTCATTCAAGATATAACAGCTAAACTATCAAAACTAGGAATTGTCTGACCATTAAAATAGTTGCTATAATACCTCAAAGTTGAGGAAATAATGAAAAATACCCCGTTACGTTACCCAGGAGGCAAAGCTAAATTTGCCCCTGTAATTAAACAGATTATTGAAAAAAATAATCTTCATGGACACTATGTAGAACCCTACGCTGGTGGGGCTGGTGTTGCATTGGATTTACTATTTAGTGGCTATTGTACCGATATTCACATCAATGATTTAGACTTAGCCATCTACTATTTCTGGAAGTCTATTACCGAGCAAACCGAAGATTTTATCCGCTTGGCCAACGATACCAAAGTAACCATTGAAGAGTGGCACAAACAAAAAAACATACTCAAAGAGAAAGAAAATATCTCTCCTTTAGAGTATGGTTTTGCAGCATTCTTTCTTAATCGCACCAACCGCTCGGGCATTCTCAAAGCAGGTGTTATTGGTGGACTAAATCAAACTGGCAATTACAAACTAGATAGCCGTTTTAATAAAGCGGATTTAATTCAGCGAATAGAAAGAATTGGTAGTGTGGCCAAGCATATTCATGTTACCAATTTTGATACTGAGGAATGGCTTTCTACGCTTGATGATAACATTCCTGCTAACTCACTAATTTATCTCGATCCACCATACTATGAAAAAGGGCAAGGGCTTTATCGTAACTATTACCAACATAAGGACCACGTTGCTATTCAAGAAAAGTTGGCCAAGGTAAAAATGCATTGGGTTGTCTCTTATGATAATCACCCAAACATTAGAGAAATTTACCAGCAATACCGCCAAAGTGAATACAGGCTGAATTACTCAGCTAATAAAAAGATGAAAGCGACTGAAATTATTATTTACAGTGATAATCTTATCTTATGACCGCCCTCGTGGCGGTTTTCTTTTACCTGCAATTCCTACCATACTTTTTAAAATCCGTACTAATCCACTCTATTTTTTTGTGATCTAGATCGCAAATTCAACAAATAGTCAAAAATAAATCTAATTCAAAATCAAATATTTACTACTTTAAATAGAAAATATATCTACTTTTACACAAATTTTAGTTGTAATTGAAACTACTTTAAGTAGAATAATCACATCAAAACGAGATACACATAACCAACATCTCAACGCTCTTTAACAATTTATCTCACAGAATCACAGTGCATAACGGTATTAAGCGGTCGTTAGATTAAAAGCCCTAACCTACTTAATAACACTGTGGTTTAAAGTCTGCCCATGCAAAGCCAGTGAAAAACGGTGCAGTTGCCGAAAGTGGAGCTCAAGCAGGCGAATATCCTAATGTGGATATTTCAAAACACATTTGCTAGTACAGAGACACAACGGCATGTGAAACCGTTGCGAATGATAGATGAAGTGTGTTTTGAAATGGCAAACATAAAACAAACGAGGTTAAAAATGGAAGAAAAACAAGAAAACAGCCTATCTGATAAAGATAAAAATCTAATCAAACAGGCTGTATTAGAAAGCGCCGCGAAAAATACAGGAATGTTACCTGATGAGATTGCAGAATCCTTATGTAGGGCTATTTACCTGATTGATTCTTATAAGCATTGAGAATATGAGGAAGTGATACGCTATCATCTAATGCTTCAAAGCGTTTTGATAACATCTCAACAAAATCAGCAATGCTCTCAGCTGAATCTCGATTTAAGTAGGTAAATGGCAATGCTGTTGATGAGCTAGATGTTTTAGCAATATCTCTCGCCAAAAGCAATGCTAATGTATCGGCTTTTGCTTTATTCATAATTTCTCCTTATTTGTGTTGTGGTTGGGGAAATTATATTCCTTATGTGTTGTGGTGACAATAAGGGCTTGAGCCTTACAAGCATAAAGAAAGGCGTCCTATTCTAGACAAAATCAGCATAGACTGATTGCACTACTCCACTGACCGCCTGAAAAGTGCGGTCTTTTTTTTTAAACATTTGACACCGCTCCCACTTCGGATTAAGATACCCTCACTTTCAACAGAAAGTCAG